GGAAAATAAGTTTAGAAGGTATCGACTAAACCAATGGACACAACAAGATGTAAGGTGGATACGATTAACTGACTGGGACAAATGTAAAGAGGATTTCTGTCTAGAGGATATGCTAGGGAGAGATTGCTTTGTAGGTTTAGACTTGTCTGCTACTCAGGATTTAACTTCTCTATCTATGCTGTTCAAGATGGAAGATGGTAGCTACAGAGTCTTAGTTGAACATTGGATACCATCAGACAACATAGAGAATAGGGCCAGACACGATAAAGTTCCTTATGATGTTTGGGCCAAGAAGAAACTTATTCATACTACCGATGGAAACTCTATCGACTATGAAGCCATAATTAACAGAATCAAAGAGATAAGTAATCTAGTTTGCATTAGAGAGATTGCTATTGATAGGTGGAATGCTCAGTCAGTAATGACAAATCTAACTGCTGAGGGATTCCAAGTCATACCTTTTGGACAAGGTTATGGTTCCTTCCTTGCTCCATCAAAAGAGTTTGAAAGGCTGATTCTTTCCGGCAATCTAAAACACGATGGCAATGATTTACTTAGATGGCAAGCTGGCAACATTGCTGTAGATACAGACAGCCACAACAATATAAAGCCTTCCAAGAAGAAGTCTACAGAAAGAATAGATGGATTGGTAGCCACGATAATGGCTTTAGGTAGAGCAATGGAAGCCTTACCAGAAACAGCCAACAACATATCATTTGAATACATATAACAGAAACAAGGGGAAATAATGGGGATACTAAATCGGTTTAAGGGAATGTTTGGAAAGGAAAGTAGGACTCTGACTTGGAAAGACTTAGCCTCTGTATTAGAGGGAAATCCTTCTTCTTCTGGAATCCAAGTCAATTCTAATACAGCACTAACTCTTTCTAGTCTGTTTGCCTCAATAGATTTTATATCTAATAAGGTTGCCGGATTACCTTTCAACATCTTTGAGAAGTCTGAGGAAGGAAAGAACAAGCTAGAAAATCCTATCTATGACATTCTAAACAGACAGCCAAATCCTTACCAATCAGCCTATACATTTAGGAAGCTAATGACTTCTTGGGCCTTAGTCTATGGTAATGCAGTTGCAGAAATACAGAGAGACAATCAAGGAAATCCTATAGCGTTATGGCCCATTCCACCAGACAAAATCAATTCCCCTATCGTGAATCAGTATGTTATAGACAACTTAACCTATACGGTTATGACTTATGCTGTAGGAGAGAGACAATTACTTTCCGATGATTGCATTCATATTATGGGGTTTTCTCAAGATGGTATATGGGGAAAAGACATTATCAAAACCTTTAAGGATTCAATCGGATTAGCATTAGCAGCCGAACAACACGCAGCTTCCTACTATGCAAATGGTTCAACTCTCAATATGTATTTGTCTGTTCCTGCTACAATGAATGATAAGCAGTTTGAAGATTTCAAATCCAAGTTTAGGACAAAGTATACTGGTGTCTCTAATGCCTATAAGGTTCCAATCTATAGAGGCATTGAGCCAAAGCAACTAGGATTCTCTCCAGAAGAAAGCCAATTCCTAGAGACAAGACAGTTTCAAGTAGCAGAGATAGCAAGACTCTTCCACTTGCCTCCTCATAAGCTACAAGATTTATCTCGTTCTACCTTCTCAAATATAGAGAGTCAAAACATTGAAGTGGTAGATGATGCTATTATGCCTTGGTTAAAAAGGTGGGAATCAGAAGTTAATCTCAAATGTATATCCAATTCAACTCTATTTGCCGAACACTTAGTAGAAGGATTGCTTAGAGGGGATAGCAAGACTCGATTTGATGTATACAACATCGGTAGAAATATGGGATTCTATTCGATTAACGACATTAGAAGAATGGAGAATATGAATAACATTCCAGAAGGGGATACCTACCTACAGCCTTTGAATATGCAGCCAGTCAAGCCAACTGAGGCAACACCGGCCGATCCGGCCGAAACTCCTCAGCCTCTTGAACAGCCTATAAATCGTTCTGAGGTAGTCAAATCTCATAGTCTATTGCTTCACGATGTAGCAGGAAGGATTGTCAGAAGAGAACAGAAAGCAGTTAGCAAGGCAATCAGAAACAAAGAATCTTTTGAGGAAGTGTTTAAGGCTCAGTCTGACTATATGAAAGAGTCATTGCTACCAGTTGTAAGAGCCATTCAAGGCTGCATAGATAGCAAAGGCTTAACTGAAATAGATGTAAGAATCTCAAAAATTATTGATGATTATTGTATCAAACAAGAAAAAGTGGTAGCCACTCCAGACATATATTGTAGAGGGAGTATAGTCTTAATTGACGAATTAGTAAATAGTATACTTACCCTTTGGGGGAATAATGAATAACGAAAGACGCATATTTGGCACAACTGAGTTAAGAGTAGATAATACTTCAATGGCTCCTGCTATTGTCGGATATGCTGCTCTATTCAATTCTCTCTCTGAGGATTTAGGTGGGTTCAAAGAAATTATTGAAGTCAATGCTTTCTCTAATGTCTTAGAAAATGATGTAAGAGCCTTAATCAATCACGATGAAAATCTTATATTAGGTAGGAACAAGGCTAATACATTACAACTGAATCAAGATGAAAAGGGATTACAGATTAGAATCAATCCTCCTGATACTTCCTATGCAAACGATTTGCTAGTCAGTATCCAAAGAGGCGATGTATCACAAATGTCTTTCGGATTCATAGTAGGGAAAGAAGGGTGGAAGCAAGTAGGACAAGAGACAGTTAGAACAATCAAGACAATAGATAGATTGCTAGATGTTTCTGTAGTTACCTTTCCTGCTTATCCTGAAACATCAGTAGCATTAAGAAGCAAAGACAATTACTTAAAACAGAATATAGAGAATATACAGTCTCTTAGAAATCTATTGAGACTGAAATCCATTTAATCATATCCGATGATACTGATTCAATGGGGGAATAAGCTAAGCCTTTGTAATGCTAATCAATTCCGATGAATTGAAAACCTTACTAGGAGTAAAGCAACACTTTAACAATGGGGATTTAATAATGTCATTTATCAATGAATTATCTGAGAAAAGAGCCAATCTCGTTAAACAGGCTCAGAACGTATTAGACAATGCACAAAAAGAAAACCGTAGTGTCAATGCTGAGGAACAAGCCAATTTCGATAAGATTATGGTAGAAGTTGACAGCATTAAGAAAGACATTGACAACAGAAGCAAGATTGCCGGATTAGAAAACAAGTCTGTCATTCTTCCAAAAGCAGAAGATAAAGAAGAAGTAAAGCATTTCAGCCAGAAGGCAAGCTATCGCAAAGCCTTTGACAGCTATTGCAGACACGGACGTTCCGGTATGAACAGCCAAGAACTCAGAGACTTGGAAGTAGGAACATCTACAGAAGGTGGAAACATTACTGCTCAAGAGTATGAAAAAGCCTTACTGCAAGGTATGGACGAATTCAACTTTATGAGAAAGATTTGTACTGTTATTACAACTGCTTCTGATAGGAACATTCCAGTTGAAACCTCTATCTCTACTGCAACTTGGGTAGATGAAGAGGGAGTAGTTACAAAGACATCGGACCCGGTTTTCGGTAAGGTTACTCTTTCTGCTTATGCCTTAAAGCATATCGTTAAGTATTCTATGGAATTGGCACAAGATTCAGTATTTGATTTAGCTGGCTATCTTGGAACTCAATTAGGTAGAGCATTCGGTATAGCAGAAGAAACAGCTTTCGTTTATGGAACCAATAGTGGACAGCCAAATGGTGCCTTATATGTTGCTGCTCAAGGTGTCAAGACAGCCTCAGCCTCAGCCATTACTGGCGATGAATTGCTTGACTTCCATTATTCATTAGCCAAGCCTTATCGTGATGGTGCCGTATATGTTTTCAATGATGCAACAGTAGCTACTTTACGCAAGTTGAAAGATGGTAATGGCCAGTATATTTGGACTCCCGGTTTTGCAGCCGAACCAGATACCATTCTTGGCAAGCCAGTCTATACAAGTTCAGCTTGTCCAACGATTGCTGGTGATGCAAAGGTAGGCTTATTCTTCAATCCTAAGTATTATGTAATTGCTGATAGAGCCAATAGCATTTACAAGATGCTGGACCAGTTATATGCAGAGAATGGCCAGTATGGTATTTTCGCAATGAAGAGAACTGATGGTGATTTAACTCTTGCTGCTGCTGCAAAAGCATTAGTAATGCAATAACAAATCAATCCTCTATCTGAGGATTACAAGGGAAAGGTTAAAGGGACTAGGTGCAATGCCTAGTCCCTAATAACCAAACTTAAAAGGGGATTTAACGAAATGACAATAGCAAATGAACATTACAATACGCAAGTATACAAAACCGATGGTGGGGATAAGTTAGTTATTCTTGCTGGTGGAACTCTTGAAGTAGAAGCAGGAGCAACAATAACAGGCTTAGGAACAACTGTTTCTATTCCTAATCCATTAGTAGATAATTTAACAGGCAACGTTACAGGCAATGTTACAGGCAATGTAACTGGTAACGTTACTGGCAATGTTACTACAACTCTGCTTAAGTTTGAATGCGGAGCCACAGACATTACCTTTACAGTTACCGATGGCAAAGTAATAGTTGCCAATCTTCCAACAAGCAATCCGGCAACTGCTGGTGCCCTTTGGAATGACTCAGGAACATTGAAGATATCAGCAGGAGCCTAGTAACAAATGGGTTTGAAACTTAAAACAGCAGCTTCTACCGATGCTGTATCTACTACAGAAGTAAAGGCACAATGTAGAATAGTTGGGACTGATGAGGATACTTTACTAACTCGTCTAATCAAGGCTGCTACTGACAGAGTAGAGAAGGATACAGCAAGGCAATTAGTTTCTGCTACCTATGAATTGACTCTATCAGATTTTCCTTCAAATAGGGTAATAGAATTACCAGTTAATCCGGTA